TATTAAAAATGTAAATGGCTACGAGTCATTCCGCGCACTGTTTGGTAATACAAATGCATTGCGTGTCACTCGTGACGCAGACGGTGCTATTACGGCGATGGAAGGCCCTCTGGCGGACATTATCACAAGGGCTCAGGCCAGTGGTAATCCTTTGGTAATGGATGGGATGAAAGCGGCGTACTCGCGTTACGTTCGTGAAAACTTCCTGACTGCTACTCGTGAAGCTGGCGACAACCGTATGGTTAGTCTCGGCGCACTCAATAAGGTTGAGAATGATTTAACTTATATTCTAGATTACGGCGAAGCTGTATTCCAAGACCAGCCTCTGGTTATGACAGCAATTCGTGGAATTCTAGGTGAAGCAGGTTTGGCGCAACGTAGCCGAAATGTGAAGACTGTAGGAGTGTCGTCAGGCACCGCAGAGACACAAGAGGCTATTGCGGCAGTAAATCGTACAGTAACCCTCACAATGGGTGTTCTGAGCCGAGTAGGTGCACGAATTAGATCTGGTGCAACAGGACTTATTCAGAGAAGCTTTATGCCGGATGAAGTGGCTAAGGTGATGGATAGGTTGTTGGCAGATCCAGATTACTTCATTGAAGTGGCTACTCGTGTAACAAATAGAGATGGTACCGTTAACCCGGACAATGCAATGTTGCTCCGTCAGTGGTTAATCAAATCCGGTGTATATTCAGAAGATAACGAGCCTAGTGAACAGGAATTCTTGGTACAGTTGATGGATGCTGAAATGGCGTACAAGGCTAACCGGGATATGTTCCAACAAACACAGGACGCCCTATTAAATCCCCGTCCACCTAGTGAGTGATGGCGCGGTTGGAAGGAATCGAACCCTCAACCTTCGGTTTCGTAGACCGACGCTCTATCCAGTTGAGCTACAACCGCAAATAAAGAGGCCCCTGCCTTTTAACCCGTTGGTTAGACGGAGACAGGAGCCAGCCCACTAGCTAAAACGGGCAATTACATTTTAAGCTTACTTAGCCTCAGCGTCAACTTTTGACTCTGGGGTTTTTTCATTTTGATTAGCAATATTCTGCTTCTCAAAAAGACCTAGCTCAAATACAGAACGATTAAGCATCCAATGCATAAATGGTAGATTAGACATTGAGCTACGCACAATCACGTTACCCTTATCATCCATTCCCGCCACGATGCAATTTGCCATCGTTCCTTTACACTCGTCGAGTAGTTTATCAACAGCCGACGGAGTGTTCTTTTCCTTTTTATCGGACATACTATTCTCCTTTGTTGAGGTGTTTAACTAACCCTTCAAAACCCCCGACGTGAACCTCATTTACTAAAATCTGAGGCACACTGCGGAAGTTACCGATGAAGGATACGAGAGCATCCATCGTCTTCGGGTCTTCCATCATATCAATATACAGATACTCCAATTCCTTCGACTTACACAGCGACACGGCTTGCTTGCACGAAGGACAGCCTGTAGTTCCATATATCTTAATCATTCCGCGTCCTTAATAAATTGGCCGTCAACCATTTTGCCAGTACGCATCTTGATTACATCGTAAGCACTTTCAATACACTCAGCCATTGTGAGGTTCCATGCTTTCGTTTGCATAACGAGAGTGACGAAAATATCGCCAATAGCATCTTTAATCTCGTCGAGATCTTCTTTCTTAATGCCATCAAGAAGCTCGTTAACTTCTTCTTGAGTTTTCTTAAATTGAGCGATGGGGTTTGGGTGAGGAAGAATGCCTTTCCCTGTACCCCACGTTTCAATTGCTTTTGTTAGTTCATCAATTGACATTTTCTTCTTCCTTTTCAGTTTGCTCAGTTGAGCCCCATACTTCACCCCAATCTCCAGTCAGGGCACCCTTCGCGTAATCCACCGATTTATTCTCAAAGAAATTGGTATGAGTTACGCCCAACATACCGTCCACCCATTCCAATGGGTTCTGCTTGACCTTGAAGATCCCCTTCATGCCCAGCGCGATGAGGCGTCTATCGCAGATGTAACGGATGTATTGCTTAACCTCATCCTTGGTTAAGTTTTCCATTTCATTTACGCCGAAAGCCAAATCGATGAATTGATCTTCTAGATCCACCATCTTTTCAGCAATGCTGTAAATCTTAGCTTTAAGCTCATCATTCCAAACACTACGGTTCTCCTGAACGTAGGTACGGAACAATTTTATCATACTTTCCGTATGCAGAGTTTCGTCAGCAATTGACCAAGCGATGATCTGGCCCATGCCCCGCATCTTTCCGTGACGGGTAAAGTTCAACAGCATAATGAAGCTGGAGAACAATTGCATACCTTCCGTGAACGCACTGAAACCAGCAATCTGTGCAGGTAGATCTTCATCCCCTTGCAAATCCTTGAAGTAGTCATGCTTCTCAGCCATCTCAGCGTATTCAAGAAACTCATTATAGGTGCTTTCAGGCATTCCTAGAGTTTCAATTAAATGACTGTACGCCGCCACATGGATAGCCTCACGAGCCGCAAAAGATGATAGCATCATGCGGATCTCAGGCTGTGGAAATACAGGCAGGTAATTGTTTACATAGGCCCCAGAGACATCAATATCCCCCTGAGTAAAGAACCGGAAAATCTTGGTTAGAAAATCCTGTTCCTCTTTAGACAGACGATTGCGCCAATCTTTTGTATCCTCAAGCATAGGAACTTCAGTCCATAGCCAATGCATTTGTTCAGAAGCCTGAAATGCATCGAATGCCCAAGGATAATTAAACGGTTTATAGAAATCCCGTACGTCGGTTAGTTTTAGTTTTTTTACCATTTATCCCTCGCAAGCTAGACAAGCATCGCCGTCCGCGATTGCCGTCAGGTTTATATCATCCTCAAGTCGTTTACGCTCAATTTGCATACCCACCTTGTCGGCCTTACGGAGCTTGTCTGAACGACAGTAGTAGAGGCTCTTGAGCCCCTGCTTCCACGCAAGGAAATGACAGGCGTGTAGGTATTTGATGTTCACGTCTGGACGGAAAAATAAGTTAAGCGACTGGCCTTGGTCGATGTACGGCTGACGATCTGCGGCTAGTTCAATTAACCAACGCTGGTCGATTTCATTACCAGTCTTAAACACCTCTTTGATATCTTCCGGGATATCATCTAGATGCTGGATAGATCCATCGTGCGCTGTAATTGAAGCCCACGTCTTGCTGTTATCTAAACCCAAGTCCGCAAGTGCTTTCTTGAGAAATTTGTTTTTCTGTATATACGCGCCTGACAGAGTGTCCTGCCTAAATACATTAGCGCGATAAGGCTCAATAGATGGGGATGTATTACCCATAATCAAGGAGCTAGACGCGTTGGGTGCAATAGCAGTCCAATGACTGAAACGGCGGTTAACACCAACCTCGGCCGCGTCCGGGCAGGGGCCACGTTTCTCACATAGTTGTGCGTCACCTTTACTACACTGGTCACTAATGTGCGTGTAGATCTGTTTGTTCATCACTTTTGCCATCGGCGAGTCGAGCGGAATGTTTTTCTTTTGGAAGTACGCGTGTAGCCCGAGGGTACCAATACCAATAGAACGCTCTCGCATCGCTGAGTAGACGGCTCTGTGGACGTGTTTGGGGGCGTTATCAATAAAATGCTGTAGTACATTGTCGAGGAATTCCATGATCGCCGGAATAAACTCTGGGTCTTTGCTCCAGAGGTCGTAATACTCCACGTTCAATGAAGACAGACAACAGACCGCCGAACGCTTAGTATCAGTAGGCAAGAATATCTCAGTACACAGATTAGATCCGTTAATCTTTAGCCCCAAAGCTTTAAGCCACTCAGGCATATGGGCGTTAGCCGTATCTAGGAAAATAAAATACGGTTCCCCAGTTTGCATACGGATATCAAGTAGACGCATCCATAGATCACGGGCTGATATAACCTCAGTCACTTGACCATTATTAGGGTTAATTAACGGCCAGCTATCATCGTGGTTTTCGTCGCGCATACACGCTTCGATAAGTTCCATGAATTCATTGCTGAGGTTAACACCATGATGCAAGTTTAGTGTACGGAAGTTCTGATCACCTGTCGGCTTACGCATTTCAATAAATGTCAGAATATCCGGGTGATTGATATCTAGGAACGCCGCGTATGAACCCCGACGAGTACGGCCCTGACGATACGCCAGAGATCCTGCGTCATACGTTTTCAAGTGGGGCATAACACCGACAGACTTTTCGTCTGCACCACGGATACCCACATGAATTCCTACACCGCCCCCAAGCATCGATAGCCAAGAGACTTCACCATAGGTATCAACTAGCCCCTCAGCACTGTCGTCAAGATATGACAGGAAGCATGAGATAGGTAAGCCTTTATTACTACGGCCGTAGGATAGAATAGGCGTAGAAAACGACAGCCAATGCTTGCTGGCGTAATCATAAATTTTCTGTGCGTGTTCTTCGTTTGAAGCAAAGGCCCCAGCAACGAAGGCGAACCGCTCTTGAGGAGATTCCTCTTCATCACGCATATAACTTTCTCTAAGCCGATTAAGGCCCAGTTCGTCAAACAGTTCGTCTTTTTCTAGATCTAATTTTAATTGTATCATTGTTACCTCAGCGGTTGATTTCCTCTAAACCACGCAACCAAAGCTTTACGTCTTCCCAACAGCACTGGACGTGCGATGTGTCTCAAATGAGATGGAAAGATAATTGCAGTACCTCTGGCCTTTGGCGCGTACTTCACAAAATTACCGTTAGGTAAATGCGTTTGTGAATCGATTTGAAGTCTACCGCCGACGTAATCAGATGGATCTGAAAGCTGTATGATGCAGGTTAGTTTTCTAGTTGCTACTTCATCGTGCCCGGAGTCGGTGTGCCAATTATAGAATTGACCAAAGCCGTACTCCAAATACTGAAGGGCCTCGATTTCACCATTAAGATCGAAGTTTAGCCAACGGTCATTTAAGTGCATCACTTGATCCCGGATCTTCAAGTACATCCACGAAGTCTGTACATCCATAGGAATCCAAGCCAGCTTACAGTTCCTAGCTAATCTATCTCTTAATGATGGTTTTAATGATAGCACCTGCCCCTTTGATGTCTCCTGTTCGGACATAAATTTGCAGACACTATCGCACTCTTCTTGGTCAAATAAAGTGAACCAAGTAAATTGATGAGTATGTTTCATAGAGAACCCGCTTTCTTCTTACGGCGGGCTATCTCTCTCTTCAGATAAAACTCAGCCTTTTCTAAGTCTTCAAGAGGAACCTCATGTTTCTCCTCACAACGCCAAATGTATTTGACGACGTTTCCAAGATTGAAGTTCATGTGTTCAGTTACTTGAATGCACTCCACGCCCGATGGGTGTTTTGTGTAGTGCGGTGGATGGTTCACCATATCCACTTCGGCTCGCTGAGTATTTTTAGCGATATTGACCGTCTGGCCCGAGACAGAGTCTTTGACTACGGTATCGAAGGGGTATGAGTGAGCATAGATTGTTTTCTCCTTTTCGCTCATCAGTGTTTCCTATGTTTTGTTGGGTCAAAT